GATTTTATGTGTGTATGTTTCCAGTCTGATTTATTGTCAAAATCTCTGTAATCTGTTATATCACAATAAACGGGGTACGACTTCATAAGAGTACCGAAGAAAAATTTACCATTCTCATCTCTATTTTTAAATAATACTATCATATTTATCCTTTCTATAACATATTATATAGTACTTTAGCTTAAAGCTTGATTAATGTTGTTTTTTAAATATTTTCTAGGAATTCTTTTACTGATTTGTTATCCCAATGTTTAGATGTATCAAATTTCGGTAGATATATAACACTCTCCGTAAATCCAACATTTTTGTATAGTTTCCAAGTATTAGTTAGCTCAATAAAGTACTTTGAAAATATAAATGATTCAATATTTTCTTTATTTTTGTTTAATGTACATAAATAATTCATATCAAAATCTTTTTTCGAAGTAAACAATGAGCTAGGTCTAAACATTTTAGTACTAGGTACAAATAGTTTATCTCTATTATGGAGTATAGGTGTTTTACCCGTATAATATGATAGTACTTCTTTACCATTTTGTAATTTTAGTATTTTGTGCTTGTAATATTCTGTTTTTTCTTTACTTAAGTTGGTTCCAACATTATTTTTGGTAAACATTCTATCTTTTACAGGTGTTCTATACATTTTATTGAACATGTATATAAACTTTTCATTGAATCTATCAATATCATATATAGTACTTGATAGTTTTTCTGAACCATTCGTTCCTATAATTTTTATGTTTTTCTTTTTAGGGGTATTCTGAACAATCCAAGAACACACAGTTACACCTACATTAAATTTAGAATTTATAGAAAAATCTACTTCTTTTACATTCATTGGTAGTGATAATAGTGAGAATTTTTTGTTTAGTCTTGTAATTGAAGTAGGTGTTATGAAATTTATTGTACCATTTGGACTAAGTAAAGAAATTGCTTTTTTACATATAGCAGGATATATTTTATTTTGAGCTTGTCTACCCTTATCTGATTTCTTAGACCCGTCTTGATAAGGAGGGTTACCTACTATGTAATCAAATTTCACGTTATCTAATTCTCCTTCTAGTAATTCATCTACTGTTACTATATTTATCTTAGTATTTATCTGCTTGTACTTAAGTAACCATTTCCAGGTACAAATACTAAAGCTATCTTGAAGTACTAAATAATCATTATTCTTTAACACGTATATAATGTCTTTAGCATATCGATCTGAATAAATGTATAGATTCAAGATATAACCTTTTTATTTATTATATAATAATTTATATTAAAAACACCTTAAAACAATATACTCTACATAACATCTAAAAAATATAAATACTACAAAAGAAGGTACAATGTTTTTTCATAATACTCTTAGAAAATATACACTAGCACTCTTAGAAACTTTCGGTAATCTTAAAGTAGAATATACAGTAAATACAAACAATAATATAGAAACACTATATAAGAAAATACCTATAAAGTACAGTAACAGAGAAAAGATTAACCTACTTGATGAAGTAGATGAGCAAAACTTATTATCAGGTAACTATAACTTCTTACCAAGATCAAAACTAACATTAACTGACCTTGTCCGAAACATAGAAAGACAGACTATAAAGTTTGTCAAGCTTGGTACTAATAATTTTGGTGAATTTTTATTTAATGCTGTATCGTATGATTTTAACTATGAAATAGTTATAATGTGTAGAGGAATGAATGAAGCATCAATGATAGCGGAACAAGTCACCACAAAATTTAATCCTACATATAATCTATTAATCAACGAGATACCAAATCAAGATGTTCCTACAACAGTACCAATACAATTACTAGCAATAGAAATAGAACCACAAGATTATGATGAACTTAGCACGGATATTATAAACATTCACGTATCTATCAGCCTTAAAGGTAACTTTTATAACCCTCTAGATAAACAAGATAAAATAAAACATCTCAAAATGTTTCTTAATCTTTGGTACACATCAGAACAAAACGATTTTAACAGAGCTGTTCAATTTGATTATGATGTAGTGCAAGAATTACCTACTGATTTAAAAATACACGATTTAACTAAAGATGGAGAGTTTGGTAAAATAGTACCTGTCATAGAAAGTTTAAGCTCATTAGATAGCATTACAGTGCATGATAAATTAAAAATTACGTGCATTTTTAATGATTATGATAATAAGCTAGATGAATTGACATTTTCGTGGAGTTGTACAGGGTCTACTACTATAGAGGATAACGGATATTACATTTATCTAACAGGAGATGCTTCTGAAATTGTAGAAGTACAGTGTATGATTACTGATATTCACAATAACACTTCAAACTTAATGACTAAACAAATAACTATAATTTAAATTGTCAAGAAAAATTAATAAGATAATTTTATAAATAATTAAAAATGCAACAAAAATAAAGGAAAAATAATGGCGACAATTAGATTTGATGAACTACCCAAACATAATTGGCTATATTTCAAAAATTTAATTAAAAAAATTGAAAATAAAGAAGAAGTTTTAATAGAAAGAAATAAAAATAAATTTACTGATAAAATTACTCTACCTAAAGAAACATTAAATTCATTAAAAAATGCAAAAAATCTTGAAGAATTGGAACCTATTTTTAAAGATGGTAAAAAGTTTAAAAAAGTCTTTATTTCAATGAAAACAAAAAAACCTGAATATAAATTAAATGAAATATCTAAAGATTCACTAAAAGACAAATCTTCAAGACAAGGTGATGCAAAAACAACACAAATGCAAGAAAAAGCATCATTAAAAATATTTGAGATACTTTTAGATAAAAATAAAAAATATTCTTTATCAGATCTTGTTGATATATATCCTGATGTTATAAATGACAAAAGTTGGCAAATATCTTTTGAAAGTCAATATGAACAATTTAAAAAAATTGCTCAAATATTTAAACTTAAAAAAATGAAATATTATAATAGAGATGGTGAGTTTATGCACTTTATAACAACAAAAGTTAGAGACTTTGGAATTTCAAAAAAAGATACTTGGAATCCTGCTGATATTTGGCTTATAAAAGATGATAATGTTCAAAAAGAATTAAAAGAATGTAAAACACTACAGGAACTTAATGATAAGATGATAGAAATGCTTTTTAGTGGGAGACTCGTTGGTATATCACTGAAAAAAGCAGGAAAAACAGGTAAATATGAAATTTTAAATGTAACAAAATCAAAAGAAAGACAAGTAAAAAAGAAAAAAGAAATTGTTTATCCATTTGAAAGCGGAAAATTACTTTTAAACTTAAAATCTAATGGAGCTTTTGCTAATGACGAATTTAATTATGTTCAAGATTATAACGGGAAAGCAAAATTATTACCTCAGATAAGAATGTATCCAAAGAAAAATAAAGCAAGAGTTCAAGTATCATATAAATTAAAAGGAGCAAAAGCAGAATTAGGAAAAGTTCCTGCAAAATTAAGAGATAAAATTCTTTTAGAATATTCTTCAAAATTTATTTTTCCATTTGGTAAAGATATACCTTTTACTTTTGAAGATTTTGAGAAAGAAGAGAACGAATGGAAAAAAAGATTTAATACTATAGTAACATCAGGAATAAACATTGAACTTAATGTAAATAATTTTAGTGAATTTAAAAATAATGTAGAATTAATTTATTCAAATAAAGATAAGAATTATATTGAAACTGAATTATGTACAAAATTACAAGGATTAATAATTGCTTACTATTTTGCTGAACTTTATAAAATAAAAAAACTTGATGAGCTTTTAACAAAATGGGTATATTTTGCTGAGAAAAAAACTACTGAAGGTGGACCATTTATAAAAGTTTACTAAAATTTTATATTACTCTATTTTTTAACATTTGAAAGAATTTAAAACATATAAAGCACTGCATTTTAAAACTTTAAAAAATGCAGTGCTTACTTAAATTTCTAAACCGGTTGTAGCTTTGATATATTGTTGTTCTACAGTTGGAAAATCTGAGAGGTGTTTTATCCATAGTATGTTATAACTTTGAAATGTTATAATTTTCATGGGTTCTAATAATAAATCAAATTCGTACGGCATCACACAAGGTCCTTGGCCTACATCTTTAACTGTATAGGGTGTTTCTACTACTACTGTTTCAGGTGTTTCACCTTTAGAAGCAGTACCTATCAAGATATCATTATTTAGAAGTTTTATAACTTTCAATACTATCCTTTTTTAACTTCAGCTTCTTCTTGTACAGGTTCCTCGACTGGTACAACAGGTACATCTTTTAAAGACTCTTTAAGATTACCTTCAAGAATAACAATGGTGCTCTGATTTATGGCAAAGTCTGTACTAAGTTCTTTGTTCTTATTTTGAAGAATCAAAATATGTCTTATACTAGCGATAATTTCGGGTGAAAGTGATGATTCTTTATATTGATTACCACCAATTGTTAATAGATTATCCTCTGGTTGTTTAGCGTTTTCTGACATGTGTATCCTTTATGTTAATTTATATAGTATTATATAATATTTTTTATTTATATTTATATAAATACAATAAAACAAGGATTATTATGGCTAAAAAATTAGCTAAAATATTTACAAAAGAAGTAATTCAACACCTTAAAAATAACAAAGACGAGATTACTCCGGAATTGCTACGATCTCTTAGAGAAACGAAAAGAGGTAAGCAAATAGCTCTTGATATTTTAGATATAGAGCAGAACGAAGAAGGATTCTACTTAGATGCTTTTAGAAATATCATATCGTATAAAAATATACCAAGCTTAAAACGAATTAATACTAAATTACAATTACACGATATACATATCCAAGAGATTAAGAAATGTCAAGAGGATATTTTCTACTTTTTGATGAATTACGTTAAAATCAAGACTCCAAAAGGTGTAGATTTTCCAGATCTACGATATTATCAGCTGGAGTTTATAGATTGCATTAGCAAGGATGAGAATGAATCTATAGTGGGTCTTTTACCTAGGCAATGTTGCTCATCTAATACTAGTATCACTACATCAAAGGGTTCAATTAAAATAAGTGATCTGTTTAATCAAGGTAAACCATATCAAGAATACAGGTCTTCTGATTCTTTATTTACTGAAACACGGGTACTAAATATCAGAGTACTTACTAATGATGGTTATAAACAAGTTCACAGTATACATAAAACGATAAAGCTACCAAAATATAAAATAGTACTAGAAAATGGTTTAAGTTTAGAAGCAGCTCACAATCACGTCGTTATAGCATCAGATAATGAAGAAGTATATGTAAAAGATTGTCTTGGTATTATTCTAAATACAGTAAATGGTCCCAGTAAAGTAATTTCTGTACAAGACTTAAAAATAAAAGAGCATATGTATGACATATCTATCGATTCTAAAGATGAGGTATATTACAGTAATGGTATTTTAAGTCATAATAGTGGTAAAAGTGTGACTGTCGGTATATACTTAGTACATTTGAGCCTTTTTGAAAAAGATGTAAATGTAGGAATCGCAGCACAAAAACATAGCATGGCTACAGAGTTCTTAACGAAAGTGAAGGATATATTCGTAAATCTTCCAATCTGGTTAACACCTGGTATCAAAGCATGGAATATGAAAAGTATATCTCTAGAAAATGGCGTTAGAATTCTTTCAGATAGAGCGGGTAGTTCAGCGTTCAGGGGTCACACCTGTCTAAGAGGTGATACAAAAATAGATATATTAGAAAATAATGTCAGAAAAACTATAACTTTTGACAATCTTTACAACATATACAAAAACCAAAAAATTCTTACAAAAAAAGGATATAAACCTTTTGATGGTCTTAAAAAAGTTCAAGACATTGGTGTATCAATAATTTTAGATAATACTCAAATTAACTGTACCAAAGATCATCGAATATTGTGTGGAAAGTACAAAGGTGGTAAAATATTTAGACAAGCTAAAAATCTTAAAGTAAATCATAAGATAAAATCTAAAAAAATATTGAAAATTACTCAAGACACTGAGCATAACTATTATGACCCTATAAATGTTCAAGGTGATAATACATATTTAGTAGACGGTGTAACACATCATAATTGTTCATATCTAATCACAGATGAAGCGGCTTACATATCTGGTAATGATAATAATATGACTAGATTTGAAGCATATTTAGATTCTATGTTACCATCACAATCTGCGCTAGCTAAAAAGAAAAATATTTTTATTAGTACAGCCAATGGTATGAATGAGTTTGAGATACTGTATAGTAATGCAATGAAAGATGGTTATGATATTGTTACTGAAATTCTAAACGGTTCTTATATTATATATTCTGATACGGTAGAAAACCACTACCAATCATTAGTGAAACCTTCTGAAATACTTAGCATAGAACCATCTAATAAAATATCAGATATAAAAGTAAATAACCTGACAAAATCTGACAAAAATTACAAAGTACAATATCAAAAACGTAAAAATGGGTCAAATAATTCTATAGCTTTTCACACAGATTGGAAAAAGGTACCAAGATTTAAACAAGATGGTACTGTAAAAACACCAAACGAGTTTTATGAAGAGATTCTTGCTACTAAAGGAGAAGTATTCTTCCAGCAATCCTACGGGAACTGTGTAGGTTTTGATACTCTCATAAATATAAATAATATAAATATAAAAATTGGAGAGTTATGGGAAATGTTATGAAAAAAATACCGGTACTAGTATCTAAAGAAAACATAAAATACATGACAAACCACAATCTATCATATGCTAAAGTTTTAAATCATATGATAGAGATATTAAGAGAAAAAAATATAGACCATAGAGTTTATATCCAAGAAGGAAATAAAAATGAATTTTTGCAAAGATTGTCAAAAACCAATAAGTGATAAAGCTACGTGGTGTCATAGTTGCGCTAATAAGAATAGAAGTTTAAAATCACGTAAAAAATCGTCAGAATCTATAAAAGAAAGCCACAAGAAGATAGATAGAGTCTATTTTGATACTTTATTTACATTAGCAGAAATGCAGAGTGAAATCATAAATATACCCGAGTACCTTTACATCAAAAATATACGACCATTTATAAGAGTATATCCTAAACTATACAAGTCTATAGAGTCGTATATAAATTACATAGGTGAAAAATATAATTTAGTGCGTTTAAGTATGAACGCTAAAATACATTTAATACTAGCTGAAAGTGTGACGAACTGTGCGTGTTATTGTAATACACAAATAAAATGGGATTACGATAATAGTAGATTTCAAAAAACAGGTAGATGTTGTAAAATACCACCAAATTCATTAGCACAGGATATTATAACACATGGTATTGTAAAAGGTTATATTACAAATTATAAGAAAAGAGAAAAGTCAAAAATAAATAAAAAAGGACAACTATCCTTAAAATGGTTTAAAGCTAAATATGGTGATTATAAAGGGCAGCAAAAATATGATGAGTACTGGCGATATAATTTTTCACAAAGAAAAAACACGTCCTATAGTAAAATAAGTCAGCACCTTTTTAATAGCATCATTGATGAATTAGACCAAAATAACATAAGATATGCTACATTCAATAAATATGGTGAATTTAGAATTAATTTTAACAAAGAAGATAAAAAACTTATAGGACATAATAGAATTACAATGTTTGTAGATTTTAAATATAAAGATAAAATTATAGAGCTCGATGGTACTTATTGGCATAAAACTTCTAAAGATGAGGATGAAATAAGAGACATAATATTGAGAAATAAAGGATATAAGATCTTAAGGATAGGCGAAGAAGAATATATAAAACATCACCAAAAGGTTATAGATAAATGCAAGCAATTCTTAAAAGATTAAAAAAACCTATGTACGTAGATACACCGAATGGTAAAAAACCCTTTACAGGTATAGCTAGATATATCAAAGAAGTTTTAAAAATTGAGACATACTCCGGTTATATAGAAGCAGCAGAAAAGCATATTTTTGTTATAGATGATACTGAAATATTTGCTAAGGATTTAAAAATAGGTGACAAACTACAAACTAAAGATGGTTATACAGTAGTTCAAAAAATAACACCAATAGGTAAAAAGGAAGTATTTGACTTAACTAACGTTGAGGGTAAAGTATATTACACTAATAACATATTATCACATAATACCTTTGCGGGTTCTTCGTACACTCTAATAGAAGCTAGCACCTTAAGACAGTTAGCATCTAAAGAAGTAATAGCTACGATAGATGGTAAGTTAAAAGTGTACTACGAATATGAGAAAGAACACCAATACATATGTTCGGTAGATCCTGCTAAAGACGGTATTGATGGTTTTGTAGTAAACTTTATAGATATTACTAACTTGGATTTTAAACAAGTAGCTACAGCTAATTTACAAATAGATTATTTATTGATGCCTGAGTTACTTAATGATTGGTGTAAGCTATATGGTAATCCTTATCTTATAATAGAGAATAATGAAGGTGCTGGTCAAAGCGTAGCTGATCAGATGTACAAAACATACGAGTATGAAAATTTACACTTCGACTCTAGCAAAAATCAGAAGAATAAAGTAAAGGCTAAGAAAAAATATCCAGGAACAAGAACTACGAAGACATCACGAAATCTTATACTAAAAACACTAAAAACGTTTACAGAAAATAATCAACTAGAAATAAATGATGCGGATACGATTAAACAATTATTCTCATTTGTTCTTAAAGATAACAAGTACCAAGCGGATGGTACATCTAAAGATGATTGTGTGATGAGCTTAGCACTAGCATTTACGATATTTAACAATGCTGACAATTTTCTAGATATGAAAACTGTAGTAGATACGATGAAAAGTCAAGAAGAAAGTGAAGTTGATATTAGTAAAATACTAACAATAGGTTCTTTTGATATAGTACCAGAAAAAGAAAAACCTAATAATGTAATAACATATGAAGGTTTTGATACAGACGAATTCGGGTCATATAGTAATGATTATAATATACCAGATGATTTCGGAGATTTTGATCCTAATGATATAAGTGAGTTTGGCTAATCTTCAATATCAATAGACAAGTGTTGTTATCCTAATGATATAAGTGAGTTTGGTTAATCTTCAATATCAATAGACCCAAAGAAAGATGTCAATTCACTTATATCAATTTGCTGAACTTCAGACGGTTGCACTTCAAATAGAGGAATTGAAATCTTGGATATTTTTGGATTTACTTTATTATGTATTAATTCTTTTTGCTTTTTAATTTCTCTTACTAACGTTTTTATAGCATTTTGTACTTGATTATATCGTGTCTTTTTACACGTCGGTAATATATCTATTAAGGTTTGTATATTATATATATCCGCGTTAATTTGATCAATTATATATTTAGATGATTCTATTTTTTATCCTTTATAGGTTATATCTAAAATATCAGATAACTTCTCTTTAAGTACCGCTGGTGTAAATGGTTTTATTATGTAGTTGTCAACTCCTGCCTTTATTGCTGTTATGACTTCTCGCTTACCACCCTCTGTTGTTACCATAACTATTGGTATATCTTGATCTGATTTTCTTATGCGCTTAACAAGTTCTAAACCATTCATATTTGGCATATTCCAATCTGTGAGTACTATATCTAAGTTACTACTTTTAAACTTTTCTAATCCTTCTAAACCATCATAAGCTTTTTCTATATTTTTTATACCAAGACGTGACAAAGTATTTGATATGATTCTAACCATAGTTTTAGAATCATCGACAACTAGTACATTTAATGATTCTAAATCCATTCACATATTATCTTCGAATTTTTTTAATATGTTGTCCATGGCTTACAGCATTATTATAACTTTTTATATATTTTTTAATTTTAGCTTTATTTTTTCTGTAATATGCTTTTTTCTTAGCTCTATTTTTAATATTATTTAGTTTTCTCTTAGCTTTACCAGCTTTAAGCTGTGATCTTGTTAACTGAAATCTTTTTTTAGCGTGATTCCTGTTAGCGGCTTTGAATCTAGCTGTTACTTTCTCGTCTAATATGCTGTGTAGAGAATTTTCTAATCTTTCTAAAGATTCATTATTGATTGTTGTATCAGGTACAGCATTATCTACATCAACTTGATCTACATCATCCTGTAGCATAAACAACACATAATCTAAATCATTACTTGATAAAGATTGGATCATTGCAATGACATCATCAAGAGAAAATTCCTCTGGATCATCAATATCATCAATATCATCGGGGTCGTCATCAAGATCTAGACTATCTATATCCATATCTTTTTCTTCAGCTTCTATATTATCTTCTAACCAATCACCAAAACTATTGAGTTCATCGCTTGACATACTAGATAGTATAATTTTAATTTTTGACATACTATCATTAATATCTACATTTGAATTATCCTCAATTTCCATCAAGTACATTTTAAACTTCATTTATCATCTCCGATATTTTTAAGTATTTATATTTTTTAAAATTTATTTTTTAACTCAACCCAAGCTCTGATAGAACATCGAAATCATCTTCTAGTTTAGTCTCATTGTCGTGTTTTTTAATAATTTTGACATCATTTGCATTTATATTACCTAGTTCTGTTTTTATCTGTTTTTCGGTCATACCAATAGGAGCTTTAGTATTTAAGTCACCTGGTTGAACAATTACATCACTAAAACGCATATGTTCGTAATCTATGTTCATATCCCAGTAATCTGTACGACCTGTAAATCTATTCTTAGTAACTTTACACGTCATAAGACCTTCTTCCTTCATCTCTGGAGTTTGTAGGAGAAAAATCATGAAATCTGACGTCTGGGCTGTACCAATACTGTCTGAAATTTGGGCATTTCCTGTGCTCGATATATCAAGATTAGACCCAGTAGCTGAATTATGAGTTAAGATGTTATTTGCGTAGAAAAAATGATCAGAGCCTTCTATATTGATATCATATGTCTTACGTTTACCAACTGGTTTAATGGATACAATCTCATCATTGTAATCAATATCAACACATTGATCTTCTCTTATACCATCATCTAGAGTTTTTATAAATTCGGAACTATCAACTATTCTCATTTTTATCCTTTATATCCTTTATTATATCATAAAATTCATTAATATCTTCTATTTCGTTTATCTTATCTACATCATATAGCTTAACTTTCTCACAATACATACCAGTAAGAAATAATTTTTTACTTTTGTTTAATCCTAATTTTGAACGTCTTGTAACTCCAAGTGGATTACTTCTTGTTGCTCTTTTTAAAGGAATTGCAATTTTATTAAGATCCCTCACAATAAGATACTCCATTATAAGTTCATTGTTTCTATATATGTTATAAACATAGTAGTTCATATTTTTTAATGTACCTTTAAGATTAGCTTTCTTACCAACTTTTTCTTTCCACTCCTTAGAACTCATTAATTTTTTTCTTTTTTCTATAACAGGTTTTAAAACATTTTCTTGCCATTCTTTAGAATTTTTTGTTTCTTTTTCTTTTCTCTTAGCTTCTATACCTTTTGTTTCTTTCCATTCTTTAGAATTTCTTATTTTACTTATTTTTATACCAGCATTTTCTTGAATGGTTAAACCATTTTCTTGTACAGTTTGTAACACTTTTTGTCTTTTTAGTTCTGCTTTTTGTCTTATTGTTAAACCATCTTCTTGAATTTTTGACATTGTTTCAGCAGATTTTATAGATATATTTTGTGCTATTGTTTTACCATTTTCTTGAATTGTTTTTATGGTTTTTAGACGTTTTTTAGTGGATTCTATACCTTTTGTTTCTTTCCATTCTTTTGAATTTTTAGTTTCTTTCTGTTTTCTAACAGCTTCTTTACCCTTTGTTTCTTTCCATTCTTTAGATGATGTAGTTTCTTTCTGTTTTCTAACAGCTTCTTTACCAACTGTTTCTTGCCATTCTTTAGATGATATAGTTTTTTTATGCTTTATTGATCTTTCTTTGACTTTATCTGGGTTATTTTTAAACCATCTAGAAATTTTTTCACCATTCTCTTTGACTTTATCTGGATTATTTTTAAACCATTGCTTATGTTTTTCAATAGCCTCTTTACCAATTGTTTCTTTCCATTCTTTAGATCTTTTTGTTTCTTTATGCTTTTTAACAATTTCTTTAACTTTATCCGGATTTTCTTTATACCATCGAGAATATTTTTCACCATTCTCTTGATATATAGTTTTTCCATTATCTTTTATTTTAGAACAAGTTTTTATTTGTCTTTTTTTAGCTTCTTTGACTTTATAAGGGTTTTCTTTATACCATTTAGATATTTTTTCATTCCTTAATTTCATCTTTTTCTGGAATTCATCTAAAGGTATTAAATCAGATTCATTTATTCTACCTGATTTTAAATCTCTATTATGCATAGCACAAAAAGCTGATAATTGTCCATAATCATTTATTGCTTCAGTCAATAACCAATGAACATAATAATGATCTGCATATAAAAGATATGTACCATTCCATGGATTTTCTTTCAAATTTTTATATTGTTCAAATAATGCTCTAGGTAAAATATGATGATAAGATATTAGACTATATCCTTCTGAATTTTTAACTCTATAACCTTGATCTTTATCAAGGCAAAAATGGATGTATTCTTTTAATCTATCTATAGATATAATTTTAACATTTGAATTTTTAAATTCACTAAGTATTTTATTGAAAGTAGTCATTGAAGACTCCTATAAATTGAATTTATAAGAGTTGAAATCTGCGGTTTCAAACTATATATACATCTTGGGAAACCGCAAAGAGCCAAGATGTATATATAGATTCTCTTATATACTTTATTTATATTTTTCGTAACTAAAAATATTGTAATTGTCAAGTATTTTAACTAAATTATCACTTTTATCTACTATAAATGTTGTACTGGATATGAATTTCGGTTTGTACTCAATCAATAACTTTCTTACCTCTATCTGATACGGTAAGTCTAAATCTGAGATATCTACAATTATTTTATTCATTTTTATCCTTTTAATTCAATCGTAGATCTTTGCTATCTTACACTAATCTCAGATTGTATTTACTTTTAGACCCTCTTTTAAACCAATCTTAATAGACATTGTACCTTCATTAGTTGGTATCTTGTGATTCTCTGCACATATTAAGGTCTTTCCTGATTTTGTTTTTATTTCATAGCACTCTTGATATCCAGTGTCTAAATGTTCTACAACTTTTTTGTTATCTGGTAGCTCATCATTTACATTAATGTCTTTTATAGGTTTATTATTATCTTTAGTTTTTATATTAGTATCTTTATCTAAACATCGATTCAACTGACTAGCTGATATTATTGGTATCTGCCGTTTTGTTGCTATAGCTCTAACTTCTTCTGTAATACTTTTAACGTAACTATAAAGTCCTGCGCTTGGAGATAATAGGTCAGATTTCATAATTCCTATATAATCTAGATACACAATATCAAAAACTATCCCTTTCTCGTTTTCGTAGCTATCTAATAAAGAATCTAACATTAATGCAGAAAATGAACCAGATGGATAATCCTTAATGAAAAGATTACCAGTAGTCTTAAATCTCTCCTTCGCCATTCTTATAGCATCTGGTGACATATCTTTTATTCCGTTAATTGGTAAATCTAGAGCATTTGCGTGTACTCTTTTCATCATTTCCTTATCTTGCATCTCCATAGATACTAGTAAAATATTTTTACCCATTTTTAGTTGACCGGATAATATGTCAGTCATCAACAATGTATTATGATAAATTACTCCATCTGGATTATAATACCAATGTGGTTCGTCTATGTTTATATCATAACCATCATGTTTTCCGATATATTCTTTTTCTAATATGGTTGTAAAACCGTCTTTAGTATCAATATATTTAGCATCTTTTGCATATACCATATTATTACAATATGAAAAAATGTGTGTATCCGCTACTCTACATTTAGAACCATTCTTAAATTCTATTTCTAACATATCTAAATCCGGTTTTACAACACCTGCTTTTATTATTTTTAATCCATTTGGTGTAATGACATATATTTCTTTAGTTGAATTTTGAGTACTATAATAATTTTTAGAATCCCATCCTTGTAATTCAAACAATTCTTTATATGTTAATCTAACTTTTTTGTTATCTATATAAACCTCTATTGGATCATCTTTGTGAGAACATTTTCCAATTCCTGCAGCTGCTAAAATTACACTTAATGTTCCTGGTAGAAAACCTGTTCCTATTCTCTTATTAATAGAGTCGTGTATGGTTCTTACACCAATGTCTTTCTTCTGGTAGTATTCAATCATTTTTTCCAGATCATCATTGAAAGATAATCCCAAGTCAGAACTTATTGAAATTTTTGACATTTCTTCCATTAGTTGCTTTGATTTTAGAATTTTTTCTTCGTTCTTTTCAGTTAAAGCATCAGATCCAATAATTAAAGCTTCTGTAAATATAGAATTTTTTACAAAATCAATAGTCTCTTTAATCATAAATTCTGAATTTTGTACAATTTCAGTTTTTGATATAGTCTGTAATTCTTGTACTATACTTTTACGTGTCTCCTGGTTTGGTATATCTTTAACAGTAGCGATCACTTCTGTCATAGTAGGTACATTTTGATATTCTTGATAGTATTTAAACATTATATCAAAGATTTTAGAATTACCAATACTTGTAAATTGATTATCTTTTAATATTGGTATTACCATAGAAAAGAATTTTTTATCATTTAGTAGTTTTTGAAGTAAAATATGTTCAAACATTTATATCCTTTATTTTTATATTATATCATAACTTTACTTAATTTTTATAACGTACATTCCAATTAGATGTAATTTCTTAAAAGTGTTCAACCTTACTTTTCCTTGTCTTGTACACCCTAAAGGTCTCTCTTTAGTTGTTCTGATAAGTGTTTGTGCTATTTTTACCACATCTTTAAAAATTACATTTTTCATAAGCAACTTCTCTTCTCTATATATATTGTAAGTATCTTTACGCGAGTTAGCTAAACTTATTTTTTCTGCTTGTCGTTTACCTTTTGTTTCCTGCCATTCTTTAGAACTTTTTGTTTTACTCTGTTTTTTAGATGCATCTTTACCAGTAGTTTTTTGCCATTCTTTTGATGAAGTAGTGTCTTTTCTTTTTCTTCTTTTTTCTTTACCAATTGTTTCTTTCCATTCTTTTGATGATATGGTTTCTTTATATTTTTCTATTTTTTCTTTACCAATTGTTTCTTTCCATTCTTTAGAGTTTTTAAGTTTGCTTTGTTTATTTGACTTTTCTCTAACTTTATCTAAATTTTCTCTACACCATTGTGAATATTTTTCAGCATTTTCTTGATAAATTGATTTACCATTATCTTTTATTTTGGAACAAGTTTCTATTTGTCTTTTTCTAACTTCTTTGACTTTATCTGGATTATCTTTATACCATTTAGATATATGTTCACCAACTTCTTGATATATTGTTTTACCATTTTCTTTTATTTTATAGCATGTTATTTTAGCTTTTTTTATAGCTTCTTTAACTTTTTTCGGGTTATTTTTACGCCATTTAGAAATTTTTTCACCATTTTCTTTACACCATTGTAAGTATTTTTCACTCCTTGATTCCGTCTTTCTCTGAATTTCCTCAGGTGGTATAAGATCAGATTCATTAATTCTACCTAATTTTATATCTTGGTTATGCATAGCACAAAAAGCAAATAACTGACCATGATTGTCTATTGATTCAGTTAATAACCAATGAGCATAATAGTGATCGTAATAGAATAAATGAGTACTATTCCATGGATTTTCTTTCAAATTTTTGTATTCAGGAAAGCAAGTTTTAGCTTTCGGTAAGATATGATGTTGAGATGTTTGATATTTTATTTTAGAACCTTGATCTCTATCTATGCAATAATGAATGTATTCTTTTAACCTGTCTATAGATGTAATTTTGATATTTGAGTTCTTGAACTCGTTTAGTATTTTAATATATGTAGTCATTGAAGACTCCTATAAATTAATTTATAAGAGTTGCTGAACGGCTGTTTCGAATGTGTATATGAGCCGTTCAAGAGCATATACACATTCGAAACCTCTTATATACTTTATTTATATTTTTCGTAACTTAATTTTTGGGTTTATAAGATTCTACTATATCATGAACTTCTTTAACTCTATTCATAATTTTATCAAAGTCTGAGTTTTTAATCTTATCTGAAAATGCGTTCAGATGACCAATTTCTAAAGTACCCATTAGCTGAAGCTTTATTTTTTCTTTTGTTTCTCTAGATAGTACAGAAGCATCTTTAAATCTAAATCTCGTAATACCATAAGAGTTGGCTATCATGACAAATTGTACATTTTTCTGAAATTCCTCATAGAGAACCTCTGTAAAATATTCATCTATAAAGGCTACACTAAAAAAACCGTCTGATGTTATAAGCTTTCTTTTTCTGTAAGATTCAATTTTTGACTTACTATCAATAATATAATGCTTGTAAAAATTTTTAAAATCTACGGGTAATCTAAACCCATTATTACATATTTTGTATGCAAAATCTTGTAGAGATGTTCTAAGTACATTCTCCCAGAAGTAGCTATTTAAACCTAAGCTTAGAACAAAATTAGGTTTATTACTTTGCCATATATCAAATGTATCACAAAGATCTATGATACGATCTAAATGCTCGCTTTTACCCTTAGTTTTTAAGAATGATTGAGTTAAGTAAGAAGCACTATGTTTTATATCATGTATTATCTTAAGATATTTGAAACTATCAAAGAAATTATCTTTATATTCGTGGTGATCAATTAAGATTATGGGTACATTTAGTTTTTTAGCTAGAGCCTCTAGGTATTCTAAAGTTTTTTTATTTCCAGAAAATGATAAGTCTGTTATTAGTATCATTTTAACATGTGTTCTATAGCAAGTATCTGTTAAATTATCGACAACTTCTGACATATTAACGTAATTTGTACTAAATATCTTTTGACTATAATCTAATGTACATACAGATAATATACAACCCATAGCGTCGAGATCTATGTGAGTCAAGTGTATTATTTCAGGAGTTAAGTTTGTAGTCATTGTAGCCTTTCAAATTTTATAGTATTTATACCTATCCCTTTATGTTGTACATTTCATTAATTTTATTGTACTCATCATCTGATAAAAAGGTTCTGTACATTTTAGCTTTTTCTCTAGATATCTTAAAGTACTTACACAACGAATCTAGAGAGTCTTCAGCTGGCGTTTTTTTAAGCATCACAGGATATATATTTTTACCTGAGAATGATTTCTTAATAAGTTTGTATTGTACAGATACAGGCATCTGCTTGTAGTACTTGTTTAGCTCGTTACTAGCTAAAATGGTCATAGGATGACCACCTAAATATCTACAAAACATATAACTTGGTATTTTTTCTAGAACTTCATCATTTGGTAATGGTGTTTTCTTAAGAACATTAAAAATTTGTTTAAATGCTATGATATATCCTTTATTTGATTTGAGACCAATTTATAAGATGTTTTATCTCGGTACCATTATCAGACTCGTCTAAAATATTGATACCATTTGGTTCAACAGATACTATCTTATATATGTAATCTTTACCATGATAAGATGTACTTAAAAACTCACCATCTATTGTAAATGATGCTCTGTATGTGTTTGGTCTTGATTTAGCGAATACCTTGTTTAACTTTTTCATGTACGTCCTTTTTCTTTTTATAACATTATTATATAGTAATATAGCTTAAAAACATATTAATTTACCACTCATCTAGAGCTTCTGTTGTTCTGTGAATATTCCAACCTAGAGGTTTTGTCATTATTTCTAAAGGTGATAAAAAGTACTTCTCAAAACACTTTTGATAATCTACACAATCTATATTTTTAGTAAATTTGTCATCATTCCATGCAATGATATTAGAATTAAACTTATTCGGTTCTTTTAAGTACATTTGCTTAATTTTAGTACCGGGGTCTATAAGCTGATATTCATCTACAAGATTATTTTTCTTGATGTACTCATTAAATACCAAGACAGATCTAGCACCAATGGGTATGCTCTTACTTGTCAATAAATCATAATCTATATTCGAAACACCTTGTACTTTTGCAATATTTGGCAACGGTTCTTTCATAAATTCCAATAGTACTTTATCTTTGTACTTAATGATTTCATCTTCTGTACTGTCAAGAATTGTATCTACAGCATTTTTTAGCTTCTTTTGTACAAATTTAGGTGTACTAGATCGCACTATCTCAAGACCCATAATTTTTAATTTTGGTTCTTTGTATCTAACACCTTCTGAATCAAGAACGCGCGCTGCGTATTTTTTCTTTGCTACCCATATAGCACAGTTATGAACAAGTATATTATTTGCAAAAAAGTTATGGTTACCTTCTACTTCTATATCATATACTATCTTCCTTTCATTTTTATATCTATATGGTTGTACCTTAAAACCTTTCATTTATATAATCCTTAAATAATTCTTTATTATAATTTAATGGTAATTTTTTACCTTTTTTTATGTTATCACATTTTGAAATAACTTGTAAATTCTTATGATTCCCTATAATTTCAGGTGGTATATTATGCTCAAAACCATACATAATAGGTACTATGTGATCTAAGTTCCAGTTATATTTATCTCTTTTTTCTATATTTTTGATATTGTAGTTTTTTACGCTATTCTCTGTATATTTTTTTACTTCTTTCCTATATCGGTGTTTGTCAGTATGTAATTTAGTCGATTTAGTCGCTCTTCTATTTTTATCATAATGTACCTTACACCTATCACAAAATATTCTAAATCGAGTTTTTATACGCTCGCGAGTAGATCTAGGTCGTAGAGACCAGTCTTTCTTCTTGATATATTTTAACCGCTTAGATACTTTATCTCTATTCACAACCATATGATGTATTATTGATATATCAAAGTATTTTTCTAAATTATTACATTTTAAAAAATTTATTATTACACTTTTACTATACTTCTTTGTTATATATAAAAAAAGATATAGTTTATAAAAATATTTTCCTTTTTTTATAATATTAGTGATTCTATTGACTAGTTCATTCTCTCTCTTTCGACTACCATTGAGTCTTGCTCTACTTATTTTTTTACCAGCAGATATCCTGTCATTGTTGTTTCTTTTAGAGGATGGGTTTATATATTCTTTACCGAATATCTCGCTATTAAATTTAGTTGTAGTACCAAAATCATGATAAACAACATCATCATCTTCTGCTATATTCTTAGCTTCTTTATATATTATTTGATTTTCTAGTTTTACAGCAATTTTATGATCTTCAGTAACTACTATGCTTTTTCCTGTAGGTGATATTAATTCTACCATATTTTTAGTTGTTACTTTCTTCTGTATATTTAGTATTTTCTGAGGTTCTATGTTATTACTATAACTTGGTATAAAAATATTTTTATCAGATATATCAATAATTTCTTCTGATTTTGTACGAATATCTATACCACAGCTTTTAGCAAAACTTGAGATAGAGAGTGTTTGAACCTTATCATCTTTAAGTACTCTAATAGGTGTTTTTGGTGATAAACATGATGCAATTATTTCCCTTTCCGACCCCACCACATCTTTGTTAAAAACATTTAGCTCAGCACCAACATCGTCGATAGTTTTTTGAACAAATTTATCTACAATATTCTTGTAAAAGTTATCGCAAAAATCTGTTTTTTCTTGAATATTTGAACCCAGTTTATCTTTAAATGCTTTATTTACAAAGTTGTCAATCTTAAAATAGCAAGAGTTGTGTACAAGTATATTGTTACCGAAAAAGTTATGATTATCTTCTACTTCTATGTCATATACATATTGTTCTTGAACTCCTAAGTCTGTTATTTTAAAGTTTTTTGTTTGCTCGTTTTGTAATATTATAATATCATTATTTTTTATATTCTTTGCAGCTATATCAATATATTTGTTATTTCTCTTTATTATAACAGAATGGTCTTCTGTAACAACTACATTATCTAACTTGGTTTCAATCTTGTACATTCTTTTTTGTACTTTATGTTTCATTATGTACTTTATGTTTTTATGTTCTGTCTTTTCAGTTGCGGTATTGAAACTTAAGCATTTTATGCCATCATCTACATGCTTAACGTAATCATCTTTACCTATAGTCTCTATAGTACCTGGTACATTATCATATAGATCTTGTATCTGTGATAAACCCTTTGAAGTATTTATATTTGTACTACCGATAACACTGTCGGTGTCATGATAAATGACATATGGTCTATCCATTTTTTGAAGATTTTGAAGCCCCTCTTCTATGTATTTACCTAAGGTTCTAATGAAATATCTACCGTTAGAGGTTATTGCTCTTGCTAAGTCTATATTGAACAGCATAAAATACTTGTTAGCTTGGGCGCCATACCGTACCACCATGTCTTTCGAACACCATTCTCTCGAATGTTTGTGGTCTGGACTATACATTCGCAAAATGCGTTGGTATTATAGTCTCTGAACCTTCATCTTTTAAGTACTATTGCTAGTACATCCTTAATTGTAAAGTTAAGATGATTGGATGCGGATTATCCAATCTCTGTGTGATGTTACTATACCTCTAATCATTAATAGAGCCACATATGTTATCTCTAACATAGTTTAGTTACACAGAGCTCTAAGTAGTTCCCCGCAGTTTAACCAATTTATACTCACCATATTTAGTTTAGCGAGTTTATGAGAACTTTTTGTACAAGCTGGCTTGTATTATGTAATGACTGTAAATCATCACATCTTTTAGCTATTTTTTCCAATTCTTCAGTTGATAGAGAATTTAATTCTTCGTTGCTATATTCTAGTGGGTCTCTTTCTATCATTGTCATCCTTTCTTTATATATTATATTGTATTTTTACTTAATTTAAGTCTACGTTGGTGTAATATTTCCTTTATATCAACTGATTTTTGTTCATAAGCAAACATTGTCTTCTTTGCTATCTTTCTAGACTTGTAAATATCTTGTATCATTTCTGGTATCATTCCAGTTTTTTCTCTAGTAAATAATGCACCATTCATACCCATAGAATAATTGTATTTTTGTAAAAGCTCCGTAACTCTTTCTTTTACCTGTACGGGTATATCAAATCGTTCCGCTTCATTTTCATTATTGTAATATCTTAGAATAATTTCTTTTAGATCGTTTGGTGTTTTACTAAGAGGTATAAACGTTTCAGGGCTCATGTTAAAACCAACCATTCCTAATAATGGATACATACTGTTAACATCTGATGAAAGAACCCAATTATGTTTACCTTTTACAGGTTCTGCTACATACCCACCTTTAATACTAGTATCACCATCTGAATATTGATCCTTTGGCATTATTCTGTTGCTTTGTAGTGCTTTGTTTGATATATATCTAGCCCATGGTCTAACAGTACCCATACTATCTTGTAAAAGAACACCCATTTTTTCGGCGATCATTGTTAGTAGTACGCTGAAGTTTTTGAGGTTATCTATCTCTTTTATAAGATGTGTATCTATAACACCATAATATACAAAATCAGAATAAGCTAATTTTTTTACTTCTTCTATATCACCTTTTAGCGCTGCCTTATATATTTTAGAATTTTTTTGTTCTTCTGTTGGATATTCAGGTATTGTATAATTCCCTGAGTAAAAATCATCAAATACTTTATACTCAGTATGTTGTACTTTGTGCTTACCTAGTAAAAGTTCAGCTGTATAATCTAGTGAGTAAGATGCTTGATCACCATAAGTAAACTTCTTGTAAACATCAAGTAAATCATAGTAAATATGACCGTCTGCTTGAAGATCAAAGCTATCTATGTGCTCAATATATCTAAGATTTGTACTACCATGATTGCTCAACCTGTTAGTATCTATGTTATTATTCTTAAGTCTATTGAAAATATAAGGAAAGTCAAATCCTGATCCATTCCACGCATATATCAATAAAGGATCTACCTTTTTAAACACAGTCAGGTATTTTTCTATGATGTCTATCTCGTCTTTACAGTGTATATATTTTACATCGTATTCGAAATCATAGGAATCTTGATAATACCACGGTCTAGAACCGAAGACAAATACTGTATTTAGTTTGCTATCAAACACCTGCATTAAGCATATTTCTTCTAGTGCTTTATCCGGCTTTGGAAAACCTACATTCCTTTCGAAGTAAATAGATTTATCTAAAGGTTCGTATGATTGTGATATATTATCGAAATACTCATAATTTTCAGAACCATTTTCATAAAATCTATCTTGTAATTCTCGGATTGAACTAGTTATTTCTGATTTATCTTTTTTACTCCTAATAACCATTAATGTATTTGACTTATTAGGGTTTTTGTAACTTTTACCAACCCTAGTTTCTATATCAATATACCAAGTCCTTGGTTCTTTATTATATTTACCCTCCGTTTCACTCCAATACTGATCTCTTATGTGCCTGTACAACGGATTAGTAAAACCGTAATGACCTCTACCATCTTTAGCATGCCCCTCTTGCCTTTTCAATTTTATATTGTCATCAAGTATGTAAGAGTACGGTCCTTGAGGATGTTCTGTGTACCATTCTGCAGGTGTAAATATTGGTTTTACTACTGATTTTTTAAGATCTGTATCATAGTATCTTTCGTAATATCTAAATTTATGTTGATATGCTGTTTCGAATAATTTCATCTATCTCCTTTATATATAATATTGTAATTTTTATTAATTTATACAACACTATCTATAAGACCGTAAGTACACGCTTCTTGTCCTGATAAATACTTATCTCTTAAGGTAAGCTCCTTTATAGTACTCATATCTAGATTTGATACTTCTGATAATATCTCTATCATTCTATCTTGAAGATATTTAGTTTCTTCTAAGTCAATTATCTGGTCGTGTATAGACCCATATGTACCACCTATTACAGAGTGTATCATAATTCTTGTATTCTTCAAGACTTTTCTTTGTCCTGTACCTATGAAAAGCAGTAATGCAGCCATACTCGCTACGCTACCCATTCCTAAAGTGTGTACTTTTCTCTTCATGTTTTTAATAGTATCATATATAGCTAACCCTGCTGTAACTACACCCCCTGGTGAGTTTATGTATAGTTTAATATCATCTTCTGACTCTATAGTATCTAAATATAATAATTGGGAGATTATAGAAGATGCTAGATCATCATCAATCTCACCTGTTAGCATTATTATACTCTGTTCAAATAGTTTAGTCGGTAGATCGAAGGTCTTTTTATTTCGCCCAATAGTTTCTATAATTAGTGGTGTGTTCATTATTTTCCTTTAAAATCCTAGTTTTTTGTGTTTTTTAGATGCTTTTGAAATATTGTCTTCTAGTAAATAAGGTCTCATTTTAATTTTTTTATTCTTAAATTTAGTTATTTTAGATCCTAGTTCAGCTTGGAGTACATTACCCTTAAAATTAAAGTCTTTAAGATCTAAGTCGTTTTTTATCCAAATATTCTTTGCTTCTTGGTTTGATAATTCTCTCAATTCTAAAATATCAAATAATCTACCCTTTCTGAGTAAAGCAGAATCTATATTACCATATGACTGGTTTGTAGTTATGATAAATTTAGTTTTATTTTGCTCTATACCGTCTGTATATGATAAAAAATTACTTAAAAATCTATTTTTATTTACATCATCACCTGTTTGTACCTCCTCTGATCTAGAGGTCAAGAAAAAATCTAAATCATCTAAGATAACTAAGTCAAAATTGTTATTCGCTAAAGTAACCCAAAAATTATCTTGAGATATAACATCTACTGATTTTACATAAGCAACTTTTAGGTAATCACCATCTTCTTTTTTATACGGTACTAAATCGTAGTTATCTAGTGAAAATTTTAGAAGAGATGAGCTTAGTGATGTTTTACCTGTTCCTGGTTTACCGCAAACTATAAGAATGCTTTCTTTATTAGTATAAAACTGTCCAAACATTCTATCAGTATCTATATAAGGATAATAATCGCTAGATATATTATTATATTCTTTATACTCATATTCTTTATAACCATTCTGAAGATGACCCTCTTCTAGATAATATGATAGCACAGCTATATAAATGTCTGAAGACGGTTGTATGTAACTCTTAATAATTTTAAACAGATCTGCTGATATTTTTTTAGATTTACAGTAAGATAATATAAATACATCTTCGCTATCTTGAATAATTTCTAAAATAAAGTCATCACAAACCCAGTTTTGAAATTTTAGCTTTCTATTGCTATAATCATATATTTCTATAACACCAAAATTTTTTTCTAAAATACTAAGAAGATTTTCTAATTTTACTAGTATTTTCATTTCTGCTAAAGGATATATATAACCGTTATCTATATAATTTTGTTTTATTAGTACCTCTTCGAATGTAACCTCGTCAGCATTTTGCTGTAAGAGTATGTTCTTATTCATTCTTGTCCTTTATTAATTTGTTTATTTTTAATTAGTGTTCATAAGCTCTGTTAAACACGCAGATAGGTTTAAGTTTTTATCACGTACAGAACTAGATTGGAATTGATATTTAGCAATAATTATAACAGATCCTGCTAAATTTTTAAAACTTGATAATTTTTTGTACATATAAGTATACATGTTATCAGGGCTATTAAGATCATTTACTGCATTGATTACTGCGTTGAAGTTTTTTTGAAATACAAGATCCATAATTTTAGTATATTCATCTTGATTGTCCAATTCTGTCTCATTTACAACTAAAGTACCAGATACAGAAAACTTTTGAAGAGCACCTACCATGCCTCTTATGCTAGGATAGAAAGTATTGATGACTGGTACCAAGTCTTTTGGATCGTACAGTACCTTTTCATTATCGAGTATATTTTTAAGATGTTCAAAGATTGGTTTTACCATTTGTTTTTTATCAAAAGAATTGAAGTCATAACACTCTAATCTATCTAATAATGGTTCAATCAATTTTTCTTTGTAATTAGCAGTAAAGATGAATCTACAGTTATTTGCAAATGATTCTATTAATGCTCTGAAGGCAAACATGGCATCAGGTGAGAGCGCATCTATTTCATCCATTATTACAATTTTTAATTTACCATCAAATGATTCTGTACTAGCAAAATTTGATATTTGATTACGTAGTACATCAATACCTCTATCTAAAGATGCATTAATGAATAGTGCTTCACCATTTATTTCTTTTACTAAGGCTACGGCGCTGCTCGTTTTACCTGTATTATGTGATACTATATCTTCTGAATAGTATCTATGGTTAAAGTGATCTACTTCTAAATCATATGTATCTTGTAAACCTATATATTTTTTATGAACAACTCTCACACTACCTCTTTTATGAGAAATAATTGTATTAGGTTCAAGATCTTTTACTTTTACCCAATTATCATAAATATCCTGGAACATATGATCTTCAGAGCACTCTATGACACAATTATTATCGAAAATAACAGCATAGCATCTTTTTTTAGGTTTTTTAACAAGCGCTTTTATTTTCTGAAAATCATCCGGTGTATCGATTTTGGTAAAATCGTGTAACCATAAATCTGTTATATCTACATTATATTTCATTTCTTATATCCTCTTCAAAGCATTCAGTACTTTTAAAAAAATTATGCTTTTTGATTATTCTTTTTTGGGTTTTTTAGAATAATTTGCTCAACGTTGTATGCAGCAGAAACGGTGTTAAATTCTACTTCGAGTAAAATTTCGTAATCTAAACCAGACCTCTCTAACTCTGACCACCTTTTTTGTACGGTTCTTGTAGTGATACCCACTTTGTAAAAGCTGATATCATCATTATATATTCTTATATAGTATAGAATACATTTACCCTTCGTTTTGGGTTTAGAACCTTTAGACATATTTATTCTATCTATTTCTTTCTGAGATTTAGATTTAAGTGTATTTTGCCACTTTTCCTGTCTCGCGTTAAACACATCGAGACCAATCTCTTCACCGTATTTTTCTATACATTTTTTTAAAGAAAATGTGCGTTGTCTCTCTGACAACATTTGTTTAGATTCTTCTAATGTATAACCTTTATTTAGATAATACGCTATATTTGTAGTAGTTATTGTTTTTTTATAATCTATCTTATCAGAATTATTCTGAATTTCTTTTACCTTTTGTATGGCCTCTTCTTCAGTATACCCCCTGAACACCCAAAATTCCACCTTTCTACATGATTCTGGAATTTTAAAATCTTCATTATATATAATTTCAAGCTGGGTTTTTAACAAAGCATCAATATTTTTAAAATTTTTGGGTAGATTATTTTCATCAAACTCGAAATATGATTTGTATTTTCTTAACCTTATAACCTTTTTGTATGCATCTCTCACACTATATTTAGTTAACCAGTATCTAAATTTTAAAAACTTGTTTGAAAACATTTCGTCTAAATGATAAAATTTTCTATACTTATATGAAGATTTAGTAGCTTTTAATAAAACACCAGATACAGAATTATCATCTATATAATCATATCTTGGTGTTTTCTTAACATCTACATACCCTTTTAAGAAAGTATATTCTTTATTGGTTAAATTATACTTTGAGACTATTTGTTTTTTATTTAGCCAATTTCTAGGTGATTTTACCTGGATCTTAGTACCGGGTAAGATACAGCCAGGATTTGCTGAAAATAGTCCCAGGTTTGGAATATCCTCCTTCTCTGCGTACTTTCTAAACTTGTCTTTTATGTAATCAGGGAGAACTAAGTCATCTGTGCAAGTAGGTCTGTATTTTTCTATCCAGATTGATTGACCTTCATTTATATTCATTTTTGTCCTTTTCGTTACGAATCAAATAATAATTCGGGTGCGTTAATTTTTAGTAAATTTCTCATATAATCCACCGAGCATTTATATGATTTATCGTCTTTCTTGTACATTATAGGATATTTTTTAGAACGTGTATTATATCCAATAATTTTATAAGAGCTAGAATTATCACAGAACTCGTAAAATAGCGCTTTTTTTTGGTAAATTGTGTCTAAAATTATATTCTAAAAAATTATTAGATTCTTTTGTTTGTTTGTTACCATTATCTAAATACGTACAGTGTAATTTGAATATAGCCTCAGTACCATAAGTACAATCTTTAAGTTCTGCTTTAATATCAGAAGTTTCGTTGAATTTATCTAAAACATCTTGTAAATCTTTTCTAAGTTGTATAACTGTCTTCTTATCCATAATATATCCTTTATAGATATATTATATAATAAAGATGTTTAAAAAGACATTAAAATCGGCTAGAGCATTGGAGAAATACTCTAGCCTAGAGAGAATAAACTTTTGTTGTTTATCCTATATTATATTGAAATTTTGATTAATTTTTTAGCGATTCGTCAAAGTACTCGATAATACATTCTGTAGTGAGTAAAGTTGAGCTTACAGAAACAGCATTCGTAAGCGCTACTCTTTGAACCTTCGTAGAGTCTATAACACCAAGCTCGAAAAGATCTCCGTAAGTCTCTGTAAGTACGTTAAAGCCGTAGTTACCATCCTTAGATTCTATGTTGATCTGTACTTTATCTGAGCTTATCCCTGCATTCTTTAAGATCTGTCTAAAAGGTGCTTGGATCGCTTCTTTGACAATCTTATAACCAAGCTTAACATCACCTTCTAAGTCTTTGCTTATGATGTCAGATATTTTAAAGAGAGGTGTTCCTGCTCCTATAATGATACCTTCAGCTTGTGCAGCCTTAACAGCTCCAAGAGCATCATCTACACGATCTTTCTTCTCTTTGACTTCTACTTCAGAAGGAGCTTGTACTCTTATGATAGCGATACCACCTGATAACTTAGCGATTCTTGACTTTGTATCTGATAGATCATCTTCTCTTTCTTTTAGCTCTTGTACTCTTTTTTGTACTAGAGATTCATCTGCTTCTTTACACACGATGCTGAAATCTTTGTTGGATACTTGAACAGAGCTTGCTTGACCTAAGTCGGTTCTGTCGGTGTATTCTACTCCTTTAGAGGGATCAATAATCTTAGCACCAGTCATAACGGATATGTCTTCTAGATAATCGTACGTGTTCCCAAAACCCGGGCATTTTACAACACACGCATCAATGATACCTCTCATCTTATTAACAACAAGCGTGTTAAGTGCTTCATCATCCATTTGCTGACATATGATAAGAAGAGGTTTCTTACTCTTCTGTGTCACTTCTAGGACTTTGATGATGTCTGTAAGTGCTTGGATTCTCCCGTTATAAAGCAATACATACGGAGATTCATACTGAACAATCATCTTAGAAGGGTTGTTCACGAAGTACGGACTTAGATAACCGTTGTTGTACTGCAGTCCTTTCGATATCTTGAGCTCATCTGAAAGACCCTTCCCTTCTTCTACGGTGATCAAGCCATCTTTACCGACTTCAGTATACGCATCTGCTACCATATTACCTATAGCTGTATCACCATTAGCTGATATTGTAGCTACTTGCTGAATCTCTTTCTTAGTCTTTACATCTTTAGAGAATGTTTTTAGCTCTTGTAAGACATCTTTAAGAGCAATGTCCATACCCTTTTTAAGTTCTAATGGGTTAGCACCTGATGCAATAAGCTTGTTCCCGTTTTTTAAAAGTTCATAAGCTAATACAGTCGCTGTGGTAGTCCCATCACCCGCCTCGTCAGCTGTTTTAGATGCTACTTCTTTAATTGTACGCGCCGCTATATTCTCTACATTATCCCTGAGTTTTACGTGCTTAGCTACGGTTACACCGTCTTTGGTTATAAAGTTTTTATATTTTTCTTGAATTAAGACATTTCGTCCCTTTGGACCCATTGTCGTCTTTACAGCATTAGCTAATTTTTCAGCTCCACTTAATAATTTCTTTCTTGCAATATCAGCAAAAATTAGATCTTTATCCAAATGATTCCTTTCTTGTTTTATTTATAATACTAAATAAATATAAATCTATATAACAAATATAAATCTATATAACTAAATATAAAGTTATTTAGTTATTTTTTCTACTTCAATA